CCAGAAGAATAGGTATCTGATATCTCGAATTTACCAGCGGTACCCGCGTCACATAGTGCTCCATTCAGAACCAATGCGGCGTTCAGGGCTGCGGTTTGATTCTCGCAAATACCGTTAGGGTCAAGGTTCGCCGGATCAACATCAAAAGTTGTCTGTGACATTCCTTACTCCTTAAGGCTGTATGACAGTGTTTAGCGCTTGAGCATAAAGGACAGTTATACGGATCTCACCAGCACTAGTTGCGCCAGTTGTAGTCCAAGTCAGACGCTCGTCAGCAGTACCGGTATTTGCCCAAGACAGTGCTCCACCAGCTTGAGTAGTCGGGTACTTACGACCTACACCTGATGCGGCAGTAATACTGTATGCATTGATGTATGTAGCGTTACCACCGGCAGTATCACCCACACTTAAGACAGCGGTAGCGCCAGCCATTGCGGTAGGGCAATCAATTACCATGTCGATTATTTGGGAGTTAGCTGGGATAACGACATTCGTTACGTTTGCAGCAGACGCGCCAGCAGCGAGTGCAGTGCCTGTCGTGAATGTCTGAGACATAACTACGTAACCTACGTTAGCTACATCAGTCCCTACAGTAGTACCTGTAGTGTTTCGGATATTTCCAGCCCGGATTGGGCCGCTAAAAGTTGTATTCGCCATGAGTATCTCCTGTCGTGGCTAATGTCAGACACTGTACGCATCTGTCAGGGATAGGGTCTTTATACTATATAAAAAAGAAGGGGGCAACGTGTGCCCCCCACTAGTACTATGGTGCTCCGGGTGAACCGTAGATCCCGAGGGGATCAGATACACCAAAGCTATAACGCTCACGAGCCTTGTAGCGACTATTGCCAGTATCGAAGTCAGCATCCATAGACGTTGACATAGGAGTACGAACAAAGTGCTTCAGACCGTTAGGTACGTCAGTCATCAAGAACCAAGCATCAGGATCAGTCAGGTAATGATTGACTGTGTATCCTTCAGGGACAGCCCCGTTGGTATTGATAGCGTTGATGTCGTTATCAGCAGTACCAACACGACCTTGAGTCTCTAACAAACGAGTTGCTACAAACTGAAGGTTGGGTGGGATAACTAACTTACGAGCTTTCGCAGCGATCAACAGGCTTCGCTCATCAGTCCAGCCAGATATCTGAATAATAGCCGCTTCCAAAGAAGTTTCATTAAGGTCAGCTACAATAGCAGGACGGTTAGAGTTAACGCCGCCAGAAACAAGGGGGTGAGCCACGTTACAAAGGGATACGCCATCACCGTAAACGGTTCCAGCAGCAAACGCATTGTTCAGAATGGTAGCACCTTTAACTTGCTTGGTGTACGCCATACCACGAGCCAAAGCCTTTGTATAACGAGCAGACAAAGAGTCATACAGGTTATCTTCAATAGCTTCCTCAGTTATTGAGAATCCCATTGCAACGGTTTCGTGCGTGTATCGGGCGCTCCATGCTTCCTGTGCATTGTCATAGGCGATGGCAGAACCCTCGTCTTTAACAGGTGCAGATTGGAAACCGGACAGCTTGGTTTCTTCTTCAAAAGAACGATCAGAAGATTCTGTGTCAAAAATCTCTCTCGTCTCCTCGCTATACTTAGCGTACTCCAGACCAAACAACGCGTTTAGGCCGGGAAGAAGTTCTTTAAGTAATTGTGCTCTTGAAATAGCCATTAACTATTCTCCTATAGGCCTACGGCGTTAGTGGCACTGTTGTATCCGATGTTGAACTTAACAAGAACATCAGGAAACGCATCAGTGATGGGAGAGACGGTAGAAACAATCCTAAACGCCGCAGTTGTTGTTACAGTTGTTGCATCCATCGCGCTAGTAGAGTTACCAGTTTGGGTAGAACCCGTAGTGGTAGACTGAGCAGCAGCAAAGGCTGTATTAGCGCCGATGTCAGATTGATCGGCAGCGCCGTCCAACTGGACTTGGAACAATACACTTGGATCGTCAACAACGTATGCTCGAACAACGCCGGTAGTACCAGAAGGGTAATACTGACTGAAGATCAATTGACCTTGAGCATTTACAAATTCACACCCCATAAATACACCCAAAGCACCCGTGAAGGTATTTGGAACAGGGAATGCTTGGTTTCCAGCGTTGCCGCCAGTACCGGTAACGATAGCAATGTAGCCATCAGCGCCGATGTAAACAACCTGACCATTGAAGATGTTAGTACCTTCTCCAGCAGGGTCAATCAAGTACTGAGTAGTAGCACCTGCGTAGGGCAGTCCATCAGCACGTTTTATGGGTCGTAGCCCATATGGTGCAGCAGTTAAAGCCATTAGAATTTCCTCTAAATAAGTTAAGATCCTTTACCAAAAGTGACCTTCGTTTTCCGCTCATTGAATAAGGGCATACGAGGGTCGTTCTCTCGCATGAGGCTGTTGTCTACGGAAGTTATCTGAGCGTCAGTTTGTTGCTCGTAGTAGTTATTCCGTTCTTCTGACAGTTCTTGGGGAGCTTTGCATAGCATGAGACCACCAATCACAACATTGTCTTTGAACCGCTCATTCTCAACGGTGACCATTGTAATCTCTGGATGATCATCTGCCTTTACAGGCTCCCAGCCTTCACGGAGTTTGGACGAAACATTAGTAGCGTCAACAGTCCCTTGAGTGCTCACACGAACCCACTTAAAGTCATATCCGGGTTCTGGATCAGGCGAAGGTAATACTTCCGGCCTTTGCCATCCTCTCTTACGGACTGTCTTTTCCCGAGTTGTCTGTTCACGACCAATTCTATTTGAAGCCATTATTGTTTCCTCATGTCTATAGCAACCTGTGCGGCGTATTGCTTTGGTGTAAGTCCAAGGCGTTTAGAAACTGCTAATTGGGATTGCGTTAACCTAATCTTTCTAGGTGCTGTGCTCCGCGTTGCGGGGGCAACCACATTTGTTCGTTTCTTACGTTGCTCAACTTCTACCTCAACCTCCCCAAACTCGTCGGGGAATATCTGGCGCATACGAGCGTCAATCTTCTCGTAGTATTCGTCGGTCTGGGGGTTAGCCCCTTCCTTGACAAGTTTATTATGCAACCCCAGCGCAAAACTTGTCATCTCATCATCTTGCCCAAACCACTTGTTAGTGGCGGCCCAACTATTAGCTTTGTCGTCTATAATAGGTGCTGGGGTGGAATATTCCTCTGTTTCCTCCGTTTTTACAGGAGTTTCTTGATATTGTAAAGCTTCTGGACTTATACCGGATAGTTTATCTGCCTTAAACTTGGCATTAGTCATCTTCTCTTGCGCTTCAACCAGCTTATCGGAGTCCCCTTCCTCGTAAGCCGCCTTATAAGCACGTTTGGCTAGGATCATCTCCCCTGCCGCAGTACGCTTGGCTTGCTCTAAAAGGGCTTCTTGGTTCTTACTTACTGCCCCCTTAAGGTTTTTATTCTCTTCAATAAGGCGATGCGCCACCTGTTCAAGCTCTTGACGCTCACGTTCAGCAGCCTCTTTAGCTCGACGTTCATCGTGGTAACCCTTGCTGAAATGTTTAATCCGCTTACGAACTTTGTCACTGTAGTCTTCAAGCTCTTCATCAGTAACATCATCCGGTGGCTCAGTCGCTTTACGACCGCGATCAGCTTGAGGCGTGTCGTCAATAACCTCGATTTCAACTTCTTCATCCAAGTCTTCATCTTCTGTATCAAGTGCAACCTCCTCTTCCGGTTCGTCAAACGGACTAGTGGCGCTAGAGCTTTCTATCTCTATCTCCGTGCTAATCTCATCGTCGTTAGGAAACTCAAACTCTACTTTTTCAAACCCCATGATTATCTCCTATGCTCGGGTTATGCCATGTGGATCAGCTACAATAGCCTCTATAGAGTCGTCGTTCATCAGACGATACTCTACCCCACCAACTCTAAACCTTGTGCCCGTGTTCATACGGAACATCACATAGTCTCCGGCCTTACACCACGCCCCAGTAGGGAATCGGTCTTTATCAGAATAGGCTTGATCGCCCATATCCAGCACCAGACCTATTATCGACATAATGTGCTCTTGGTTTTTAGTTGTAGTGGACTTAATAAGTCCGGTATCCCCGTACGTCTCCTCAACTTGTGGCAAAGCTACGAGTACTCTATACCCTACGGGTGTTGGTAATTGAGCCTCAACTTCTTCTTCAGTTAGTTCTACTACTTTCTCAGTCATCGTCATCGTCGTTATCCATATTGCGCGAGAGGTCTTCTACATAATTCATACAGGTTTCGAGACCCCGAACCATACCTGTAACTTCTTTGTATGAGGCAAAGTCTTTAGCTCCCCCATTACCCAGAAATTGTAGTGCAGAGGCTCTATCAGCCTCGATCTTATCTTTAAGCACGTCTAAGACGGTTTTAGCCATTATTCACTCTTCTCTTGTTGAGCCATGAGCCTTAACAACTCTAAACTGAGTTTGTCCTGTTCTCTTGAGGTCTGCGTAGCCATACGTAGCCCTTCTTTCTGAGCATCAAGCTCCAGTTCTTGGGTATCTAGCCCTAACTGTTTAGTCTTAATTGCAGCATCAATCGCTTCCTTCTGCGCGATGCGGTCTTGTTCAGCCGTTCGTATCTGTAACTCTCCGGCATCTTTAGCGGCCTTACGCTGTACTTCCTGCTCTTTAATCGCCACTTCCTTCTGTTGAAGCTGGAATATAGGATCTTGAGCCTGTTGCTGGGCCTGTTGCTGGGCCTGTTCCTTCTGATGAACCTGAGTTAGCTGCGCTCCCGCTTGGGCCATCAGCTTCGCCAGTGTTAGTTCTACTTCTTCAGGCAGTTCTTTGCCCAGTGCCGGTAGCTGTACACCTAACTGCTCTTCTATCTGTGCTCGATACTGGAACCCTAGGTGCTCAAACAAATGCGCTTGCAGTGCAGCCATGATGGCTTGCCCCTGCGGGTTCTGCCCGATCATCTGCGCCACCATAGGGTCTTGCATGAAGGCTTGGTGTGTGGCGATATGCGCGGTGTGTTCCTGCTGGAGAAACGCCTTGATAGGCGTACCTGTTAACGCGTTCATGTTCTCGCTCACGGGATCAATCGGGTCTATATCATCCTCAATGGGCACAAGTTTATCGGCATTTTTAACCCCTAATACCTCGATCATCTGCCTATGTAGCTGCGGTAGGTCGTATATCTGGGGGGCTGATTGGCTCATCTGAAGCACAGCTTGGTACTGTACAACTCGTTGGGCCATTGTGGAGCTATTCGGATCACTGACGGGGATAACCTCCACCATCATGTAGTCCGATACACGGGCACTTACCTCCCCGCGTTCAGGGACGTAGTCGTACTCCGTAGAGGCGTACTCAGCCATGATCGTCTTGAGGAGCTTAAACTCCTGCTTCATGGCGTAGTGGACACGGGCCTGTACCGCAGCCATAGGCTTTAAAGTGCGCTCTAACAGGGCCAGCGTTGTCCCTACAGGGGCGTTAGCCGACATATCAGAGATGTTCATGTCACTGATCGCGCCTAACCGCTTGCCCTCAGTCGTTATCTGGTTGAGCAGGGCTAATAGTGTTTGGCTTGGCTCCTTATAGGGGAGCGGCATAATGTTGTCGCGGATAGATCCAGAAGGTACGTCAACGTCCTTCCACTCTCCCGGCTCGATGGGGGTGTTGTCCCCTTTAATACGTAGCCCACGGGACTTTAACCCGCCCGGAAGATTAGACAGCGTACCCGCGTCTACAAGCTGCCGTATGATAGACGTACCGGCCTTAGCGTAGCCCCCAATAATGTGGATCAGCCCAAGCCCATAAAACCCAAACCCCGGCACGTAGACGTAGTGGACGAAGTGATTCCGCTTAAGGAACAGCGAGTCTTCTTCCTGCCAGTTTCTACGGATAGCTAGGATATTGTTCGTACCCCGCTCAATAGTCACCACGTAGGGCTTGGCAATCTCCTCGTCATCTTCGTCAACGCCGGGGATAATGATGTCTGCGTGTACTTCAAAGATGGC